CGGAGGTCCCCAATTCGAGCCCTCCGACCTCGCCCATTGTCATCTGACTTTGGGTAGCGACTTATCAAGGAGACTATGATGCCGATTTCCGCCACTTTGATGAAACGACCGACAGTTGAATCGTCAGTTGAGTTTCACTGGGGTGACGGCGGTGTCACTTATCTTCCTGGTAGCTCGTGGTCCCCCGGTCAAGTGTTTCACGCTCGACCGGAATCAGTACCTCGAAAACGCCCAAGCAATCTGAGTGAACTTAGTTCACTAACGCCATGGGGTGGGCATACTCTGCGCTACGACTCTCGCGAGCCGCAGACAGAGACTGCTCCTCTCTATGGGGGTGGAAAAGTTGTTTATGTAAACGATGATCCGACCGGGTTCGCACTTAACGGACACTTTGTCTTTCCACCTTCTGTCGATTGGCAGACAGCCTTACGGCTGGCTGTTAAGGATCAGAAGGTGAATTTGGCTCAGTCGTTCGCTGAGTACGGCCAGGTTCAGAAAATGTTTGCAGACAACGCAACCACTATTGCAAAGGTGTTGCGAGGGCTTAAACGGGGCGATTACAGTAGTGTTTTTGACACTCTTGGACTTCGCCGTAAGAAACTACGTGGCACCATTTCTAACCGTTGGTTAGAGTTGCGCTATGGTTGGATGCCTCTTATCCAGGACCTTCACGGTTCTGTTCAAGAGCTCCAGGCTGCTATGCAAAGGCCCCGCTTTCGTAAGATCAGTGTGAGGAAGGTGGAAGAAGCGAAAGACACTCGTAAAGAGTTCTTTCACGACTACGCCGGCCAAATACGATATTACAATCGCACGGGTCAAGCAAAAACAGTCGTCAAGGTAGTTTGTTATCTGAGGCAAGATTCTCTTGCCGCAGTGCGTTTAGGTCTCACGAATCCCGCTGCGCTTGCCTGGGAACTCCTGCCATACTCGTTTGTTATCGATTGGTTAATTCCAATCGGTGACTGGCTTAATAGCCTTGACGCGTGTGTCGGAGTTATCGGTGCGTACGGGACCGTGACAACTAAGACAAAAACTATATCCGAAGTCTCCTATGGAGCGCAGCATAACTTCGAGAAGACCTATTCTAGGGAAGTCTTTAATGACATTCCTGGACCGGTCCTACCTAGTTATTCTCCGTCCCTTGGAGTCGGACGTATAGCCAATGCCTTAGCCCTTCTATCGCAACTAAAGCGGTAGTTCCCTTTGAAGTAAATTCTACTCCATTTAGGAGCACTCAATGAGTGAAGCAACAAATGTGACCATCTATGATGGCGCCGCCACTCCTGTGGCAGTTACGTTTAAACCCGAACTTGTTTCGGGTGGAAACGCGACGTTTCGTGATGACAGGACAGGTGTATCGACTCAGATGCCTCGCATTCAGAGTCGGACACAGCTGTCGACGGCCGCGAGGCCGACGAATCGGGTGACCTTTTCGGTTATCCTACCTGTTACCAAGACCGTCGACGGAGTCGCCGTGGTGGATTATGTCCTCCGCGCAGACTGCAATTTTGTCTTGCCCGACCGGAGCACCCAGAACGACCGCAAGAATCTTATTGCGTACGTTCTAAACGGGTTAGCGGCGGAACCCTTTAAGGGAACCGTCGTCGATGTGAGTCCGATATGGGGGTGAACGTCGATCCTCGACCTGGTCGTAGACGTGACACATGGCTGCATTATGCAACCATTGTGGCGCTTCTACTTCAGGTCTTGGTTTCTGCGTTTCCCATGTCAGCGGAAGATAATGCTTGTGTTTCGGGCATTATCGAACGACTGATTAGGCGCCTTAACTGATCGCTTAATCAGGCCTCACGGCTCTGCCATAAAAATGGGTGGGATTGTGTCCCACGTCGTTAGAACTTCCTTTTGTGAAGGGGTTCTTCTATGTCGATGTTCGACCTAGAAAGCAAGGCTTACTTGAAGATCTGTGAGTCGATTGATTCGCCAGTTAGTCTGTCCTGCTGGCTTTTAGCACATTATAAAGAGTGGGATCAATTAGTCAGTAAGATTATTGATCCAATCTCTTATAATGACGCTCAAAGTTTTGCAGATGATTATCTGGTTGTGTCGATCCTTAGAAAGAATGCTCGTGTGCCAACAACTTTCGATAGAAAGAAGGCGGCACTCCAAGCGTTCTTTGACTCAGAGCGGACCTGTGCTGAAACTAACGTTCGTATCCGCGGATTTGTTGCAGGTACCATATCGGTACCTCCAGAGATTTCCCACGCCATCGAAAGAGCGCGTGACATCATCTGGCAGATCCTTGGTCCCCTTACGGGAGCCAAATTGCATTTTGCGGAACGGAATTTTAGATTCGGACCAGGGGCGACCACGTCTGTTTCCGGACGTAACGTAACACCTTCAAGAAAATTCACGGGCTCGTTGCACGTGACGCCTCGGTTGTATCCTTATTGGCACAGTCTGATTCCACATCTGTGGAGGACTGCTGCCCGTGATATTTCGTTGCGGGCCGCCAGTAAGGTTACATGTGTTCCCAAAGATGCTAAAACTGACAGAATTATTGCCATCGAACCTCATCTGAACATTTATGTTCAGCTGGGGATCGGGGCTTTAATTCGTCGTCAGTTGAAGCGCTTTGGTGTGGATTTGGATGACCAGACTCGGAATCAATCTCTTGCTAGATCGGCTTTAGAAACCGGCCTAGCAACAATTGATTTGTCCTCTGCTAGTGATACTGTTAGCAGGGAACTTGTTTGGCTACTTCTTCCTACTGAATGGGCATCACTTCTTGATCTTCCACGTACTGAGTACGCCGAAGTCAATGGTGAAGAAATTCAATTGGAGAAGTTCTCTAGTATGGGAAATGGTTATACGTTTGAGCTAGAAAGTTTGATCTTCTTTGCTCTTGCGTATGCTGTTTCCGGTGCTAGAGGTGGTGTTAATGCTTATGGCGATGATATTATATTGCCAAAGGCAAAAGCACCAATCCTTATCCAGGCGCTGGACTTTCTCGGGTTCAGTGTTAACACTCGTAAAACCTTCTTGGCAGGAAGGTTTTATGAATCATGCGGCATGGACTTCTTTGATGGGGTAAACGTTCGTCCCTTCTTTTGGAAGGGTCAGAGAAATGATCGTACTATGGTTATCTATAGTCTGATGAATTCTCTACGGCGTTATGCCCATGGTCGCCTAAATGGCTTAGGGTGCGATGTTCGATTCCTACCCACGTGGCTGTTCCTTAGGGGACAGCTGCGTGTGAAAGATCAAACCTTACGCATCCCAGACCATTATGGCGATGGAGGCATCGTCAGTAACTTCGACGAGGCATCTCCAAAGAAGGCCAGGCATGGTATCGAAGGTTACATCTCACGATGTTACATTGATACCGGCAGGACTCGTAGGAGTGAGCCGTTAGGCTTACTGCTTGCGCAGCTCTGTTGCCTGCCCTCGAGAGCAACTTATGGTGATGAATCCATAAGGGGCTACCAGAGGTACTGCATACAACCACTTCTTTTTCCGAAGTGGTCGAGCTTGGGGCCATGGCTTTAACACCATAGTTCCTTGTCCAACCAGTTGGTTGGTGGAGAGGCCTATTTGACTTCAGCGAGACTCGGACCGGTTCAATTAAGAACGGGCCCCTGTCAGACTTAGCCTTATAGTTTCCTCACAG